AAAGCGTCGTTTCCTGGCCGAACAGGTCATAAGCTTCCTGTACCTGGTCTTCCATGCGTTTCAAATTGTTCGCCTGCTGCTCGCTCGACAGCTGCGTGACCACCTGATTAGTGGTTTGTAGCTGCGGCTCCCACTTTTCCAGCCGCGAGCGCAAGTCGGCAATAATGCCGGCCTGCTCTTCCTGCTGCTGGCTCATTGTCAAAATGACGTTGAGGCCGGCCCTGTCTTCAGCCGTCAACGACGGGTCTGACATGACCTGCTGGAGTTGCTGCGGAATCCCAGGCGGCGGCGGCCCCTGCTGCTGCTGGAGCAGCACTTGCCGCTGCGTGTCCTGAAATTGCTGCTGCTGCTGGCGAAATTCGGCGCGCTCGGCGTCTAACTGCCGACGTAAATCGGCCACCTCTTGCGTTTTGCGCGTATAATCTGCTTGGCGTAGCTGGCCAGCCGTCTGCTCGTCGTCAGTGGCCGGCGCGTTGTTGGTTATAGCGTCATCAGACGCCGCGTTGTTCGCACTGCCGCCCGGTTGTTCGTTGGCCGCGTCCGAGGCGTCTGGCGCCGTGTCCTCGCCGAGCATTCCCGCGCCCAATTCGGCGCCAGGATCAGCGGGGGGTGCCTCTGCTTGTTCGGTTGTGGTCGTCGAGTCCGTTGGGAATGCCTCACTCATAAATACCCATCCTTATAGGTTGTTGCCGCCGGCAGGATGGGGTACCGGCCGCAAATGAAAAAGGGGCGCCTCCCTGTGGCGGGATGGCGCCCCTTCGTGGTTCGTGCTGCTGTGACCTTCGTTATTTCTGGTGCAATCGTTTGCGCAATTTTTCGCTGTCTATATCGAGCATTTCCGACCAGGGCAACATGGACCCCTGCAAAAATTTCTGCGCCTCGCGTTGCATTCTCTCGGCGCGCAAACTGCCGCGCTTTATCGGCGGGTGTACCTGGCCCCTTGCGTCCAATACGGCCCGACGAATCACCGCCGCCGCCAGGCGTTTCCAAGGGGCATAATGGCCCGTGCTCAAAATTTGACCCAGCTGTCTTGATCCGGCCGGCCGCCGCCCGTCGCTCGATGGTCTACGCGATCGCGCGGGATTTTGGCCCTGATTTCGTCCATTGTATCCGCGACGATAACATTAGGGTCGCGCTCGGCCGTATTGCCGGCATGTAGCGGCCCCTCGCGCGCCTCTTCGAGCGTTTCCGGGGGCAGTTCGTGCATTCCGTGCTCTTTTAATAGGCGCTTTTTGTGCGCGTAATCCTCGACCACGCACCCAAATTGCGGATCGAACTCCCCGTATTTGCGGCCCGAATGGCTGGGATGAATAATATTTGCCCGCTGATGGTCCCACGTCGCCGCTTCGCCGCAGGCGCAGGGAATAGTCTCCGGCCGGCGCCCCTCGTACGGGTGCGACGGATAACGCTGGCCGCAGGCGGCGCAGGCGAAATCCCAGAGCTTAATCATTAGATCGCCTCGATCAGCGCCCGCAATTCGTCCAGCTGGCCCTTGCTGGCCTGATAGGCCACGGTGCCGTCGCTGCGGTTCGCCGGGTTGGCCTCAATGCTCGATATGATGACAAGCGCATCGCTGCGCTCTGTCGCTGCCGGTGCTGACTTTGCCGGCGCCTTCGCCTTTGCCTTCGCCTTCGCCATTTTCGCCCCTTTACGCCGCGTCAATCGTTTCGGCCGTATCGGCGGCTACCTGATTAGATATATTCTGCGCGTTTGACTGTACCTGACTGCGCAGTGTCGTCATTGCCTGCCCAGACGGCGCGCTCGGCGCCCCTATGTTTTCTTGCTCTTGCTGGAGCGTCTGCTGGTGCGCTTGGATATGCTGCTGGACAATCTGGTCAATCAGCTGCACTTGCTGGACGGCCTGCGGATTGAGAAAATTGCCGGCCAAATCGCGCGCCTGCGCCGATACGAGCAGCTGCTGGTATTGCGGCATTTGCTGGTATTGGCCGTGCGCTTCTATGTGCGCCTGGTGGTCCTGGCCCTCGAAGACGCCCGGGTCTTGCATCCGCGCCAGCATAAAATCGTGCTCTAATTGAACGGCGCGCACCGCCTCGTCGTTTTGGTCGTCAACCAGCAATTTTTCAGGGTCAGCGACTTCATAAGCCGAGGCCAGGAACTTGTCCAGTTCCATGCGGTCAAAATTGGGCGAATTGATCGCTCGGTCGTAAAAATCGACCGCCTGCGTACGTTGTAACTGCTCAAAAAGCGGCCGCGTGCTGCCGGTTTGCACATGGATTCTATAATTCCAGAGGAAATCGGCCGTTTGAAGCGCGCGCGTTAGGCGCTGCTCGCCATCCGGCGCCACGTTGACGACGAAATCCTCCGGCGTATAGCGCGGGTCGCCCATGATTTGAAACGCATTCCGCACGACTGTCTCATAAGCGTTTGCAACGGCCGCCTCCATCCATTCCCGATTGATAGACGCCGCTGCGGCCATCAAGCCGGCCTCCGTCGCCGTACGCGAATCCTCGGCGCCGCCCTGCGTCAAATCGTTGACCTGCGTGACCATATCGACCAGCTGCTGCGCCCGGTCCTGAAGCGCGTATTGCTCGCCGGGGACGCTGCCCCAGCCGATTTCTCGCATCGCGCTGTCGGGATCTTGCACCACGTGAAACTCGCCGTCATTCCCCTTACGCAGGCGGTCCACGAGTTCAGGGTTCGCCTGCGCTTCAGACTCGCGCACCAGCGCCTGGCGCGCCGAGCGCTTCAGCATTGCCGACTGCCGGCTCATAGACTCAACAATGGCGCCCTGGAGATCCTTAATCAGTTCCAGCTGTGGGACGGGATAAAAGGAATTGACCGACATGTCGAACTTGATCGGGATAAACGGCAGTCCATTCTCGACCAGCCAACCGGCGGCCGGTTCGCCGTTTTCCAGATCGAGGACCGGCGTCTGCTGATCCTCTTCAAACATCGGCGCGCCCAGCAAATCGACGCGCTGGGGAAAGTGCATTTTGGCAAACGGGTGTTCAATGTCTTGTATCGGCTCTTCGACGCCATCGGCGAACATGATTTGCCGCCGGTTCATTCTGTCATGGATGCGATCGACCAGGACAAAATCACCATTATCGACCGATTCACGCACGGCCTTTTGCTCGTCGGTTTCGGTCGTTTGCCGTTGCGGCTCGCCGAAGACCAGGTCATCCTTATCGTTGACGGCCGTCGCCTTAATCTCGCGTTTGTGCGATATATTAGCGTCATCCTTTAATTGCTTGAGCGGCACCCACATACGCTCCCGGATATAGCGCGCGTGGCCGATCATATGCGGCGGGCACTGCGGGTCAACGTGAACGAACCCAGGCGGCACCCGGGAAACGCAGACGAGATCCTGAGCCATCGAGTCGTTGGCCGTATAAGGTGGAATTAGATCGTCGCCGGGTGGGTTATAGTCCACCCTTAACCAGCCGATGCCGCAGGGGAGCGCGTCAAATATGGCTTGATGCACGTGCGGCTTGACGTTCGCCAGGCGCAGAAAGGCCGAACTGGCGCGTTCGAGAATATCCGAAATCGGGAAACCCTCGCCCTCGTCGTCCTCGACGGTGACGTACAGGGTCGGATAATTGAACGCAATGGCCGCAATTAGCTGCCTTGCGACCGTGTAGAACACGGGAACCCGGATCATTTCGGACACGTCCAGGTCGCGGATCTTCTCGTCAAATTCCAGATTATGTAAATCGACCAGGTTTTGCCACTGTTTCATCCGCTCAGTATAGAGTCCGTCGAGAATTTCCATCTCGCGGCGCCAATAGCGCACCTGTCGTTTTGATAGAGCCATGTTTTTTTATTTTCTTTGTGCGAGCCGGCCCCATCCGACCGGCTCACACGCAAAAAGGGCGCTCTCCCGACCGGCGGGATGGCGCCCTTTTGTTCACTAAATTTTTAACTTACCCGATTTGGATATTATGAATATCTCGATTTCTGTTTGCCCATTGATTCCAGGAGGTCAATCACCTGCGCGCCGGCGTTCGGTCGGCTGTCCGTTTGCTTAACGGGCCTGGGCTTGTACACGTGATTTATTACATAGCGCAGGCCGTCGGCCGGGTGATCGTCGCCGCCCTTTTGCACGTCCTCGGCGTCGTGCGGGTCGCGCTGCACTGACGCCAGCGACGAGGCCACGCGATCGGTCCGGCCCTTAAAGAATTTGATGCGCTTGCTATACATTAGATCCTTGAGATTGCGCCAACCGTTGACGCGGTCCATGTTCGCCCTCGTCAGGTGGATACCCTGGCCGGCGAAGCTATCGCGCGGCGCCAGCGCCTGGCTGGCTTCACCGGGTGCCCGGGAGGTCCACATATCGGACGGCGCCAGGTGCAACTTGGGCCGGCTTTTGCGGATATAGGGGCAATTATCGACCAGCGCCTTGACGCCGCGCGCGTGATCGGCACCGCCGGCCTCGGCCCTGACATATTCGTCGATGACCCAGAGGTCGTCGTCATAATCCACGGCTACAATGCCCCACCATGTGGGGTTGTGCTCGCCATAATCGCCGCCGGTAAATACTGACCAGCCTTCAGGGATCTCAAACGGCTCGACTTCGGCCTCGCGCCGCGAAAACATCGAGAAATAGGCGCCGACCACCGCGTTCCAGTCGCCTTCGAGCCAGGCGCGCACCAGCTCCGGGTCGCCAACGCCCTTGAGCCTGGATATATAGCCCGGATCGCCGGCCAGCCCGATCTCGTTGTCGCGCACCCTGGACGGGACGAACATCCGCGCCAGGCCGCTCTCGTCATCGTGGTGCAGATGATAGCCTTTCGGGTGCCGGCCGATGCCGAAATAGTCTTTTATCTCCGCATGACAGCGGCCGCCAGGGTTACCCGTGGCCCTAATGCGTTTATGCTGCGCCGGTCCGCGAAGCCTCGACTTCATTTGATGATACGGCTTCAGACTCGGCCAGTTCGGCAATTCGTCCCAGCCGATCCAGGCCAGGCTCCAGCCCATATAGCGCTGGAAATGCTTTTCATTTTCCATATGCCGCAGCCGCAGCAGCGCGCCGCTTTTAAAGCGCCACGTCGATTTGCCGACCAGATACTCACCGCCGAGATAGGGGAAAATCTCGTGGCTGCGCTCTATAATATCTTCAAGCTCGGGCGATGTCTGCCGAAACAGGACGCCCGACCAGGCCGGCCCCTGGTGGATGTCGCTGGCGAAATCGCCGAGCAGGAAATCGGATTTCCCGCCGAACACGGCCCCGCCATAAAATAATTCCTGACATATGTCGGCAGCCGCGCAGGCGTCCGACTGCGGCCCGTGCTGCGGCCGCCAGGCCACTGGCACCTGTTTAACCGCTACGCTCATGTGCTGCCGTTTCCGTTGGCCTCGTGGCCGTTCGTGCCGTTGCTGCCTGCCATCTCGCCAAACACCTGGTCAAGCCGACTGCCGGCGGTCTGCTCCAGCCAGTCGCTATAACTCGCCGGCCGTGGTGGTGCATCAATTTGCCGGTGCTCGATGGCGCCGCCGTCCACGCCGGTGGTTTCGACGCGCTCGACATAACCGCGAGATTTGCCCTGGCATTTCAGGTAAAATATGATGCTGCTCGTGTTGCCCTCGCGGATATTTTCAAACAGTTTGCCCTCGACAAAATCGAGCGAATCCTCGCGGATCTGCTTAAGGTGCTTTTGCAATCGCTCGGACTTTTTGATGCGATTGTGCACCGCTTGCCAGGTGACTTTCAGGCTTTTGGCCGCCGGTCCCTTCAGGCCGCGCGAAACGGTGAGCGCTTTCTCAATCTCCTCAATCGTCGCTGGCATTATATCCTAATTTTCTAAATCAGCTTAATCAATCGCAATTAACCACCCAAAAAGCCGCGCCTCGCAAAAACCCGAGCCGACCGTCCGCACTCAGGACAAAATCGAGGCGCGGCGCGACCATCGTTTGGGTGGAGTTAGCCCTGGCCGCTAGATCCCTATAATGCCCATCGGCCAGCCTGCAAGCAAGTCCGATGCGCCTTTCACAACATATCCCAACATTTAAAGCATGGATATGTTGTGAATATCCTACAGGGCATGGATTTGTCAAGCGGGGCAGTGTGGTGGAAAATTCTCTGCTGGTCGAGGGCACCCGGCGCGGCCGGCCGAGATCGCGTTGATTTTTCCTTGCGGCCTGCACAAATGTTCAGTATTTTCTCAGAGCGCAAAAATAGCACGGCAAATATTTTTTATTGCCGTGCTATGAAAAATAAGGTTAATTGTGCGCTATTAACCTTGCACACCTGATATAATTTATATAATATTCAAGGGTCAGGGATATATTCGACCAGATCCTCAATTTTGACTTGATCGTCGGGCGCGCTTAAAACTTCACACATCCGAACTATAGTTTTAAGCGTGACCCCGCCAGGGTCAGGCATGTTTAGCACTTTACTCAAAAATTGCCGATGCCAGCCCAACGCCTCAGAAAACGACGTTTGTGTTTTGAAGCCCCTTAAAACCATATACCGAGCGATTTCCTCGGTTTTTAATCTCAACATATTAAAACTGTCCATGCCTATAAATTTATTTTACAAGCGGCCTTTTGTCAACAATAAACTTTATATAAAGGGTATTTTGTCTATTAAATGAAACTTTTTGGTTGACAAATAAATAGAAATTTATTATTATTAGGTTAGAAACAAAAAGCGCCGAACCGCGAATACTTGGCAGGTCTTCGCGGCCCGGCTTAAACAACCCACCCAAACGAAGGAAAGGCGTTTATGTTTGGTATAATAAATAAAAAAGTTGCGATAAGCAACTTTAAACTGGCGCGCCCGCGCTACTGGCCCAGCTGCCCGGCTGGACATGGCCCACTAATTCCCAAAACGACCGCCTGGGATTGCCTGGACTGCGAACATGAGCAGCCCAGAAACCCCACCAACCGCATAGCCACCGCCACCGATTTGTCCTGGCATTTGCGCCAGGCCGACGCCGAGGAAACCCAAAATGAAAAAAGAACTATTGGACCCGCCGGTGATTCTGGCGGCCGTGGCCGTGCTATACCTGGCGGCGAGGATAATACCAGCGCTGATAAAATAGACGATGCCAAAATAGACCAGTGGGTTCGCGAGTCTATCGAGGCCGAGCGCGAGGCGTACCGGAATCGGAACTGGTACTAACGATCTGCCGCCTGGATCGCGGCGCGGTTGCTTCCAGGGCGCCAACCGTTTAAAGCGATCTGGGCGGCTCTCCCCCCAAAACAAAAAAAATAAAAGGATAGCAAAATGGCATATCAAAAAAATTTCGCAGGGGTACCGTTTAAAACCCTGCTGGACAAAGCGCATAAAGACTACAACCTGGCCGGCGTGGACACGGAAATATTGCAATTCCCGTGCGCGGAAAATGGCAATATGGCAATTTTCCGCGCGACCGTTCTTTCGGACGGCGCCACATTTTCCGCGCACGGGGACGCAGACCCCAATAACACCACTAGCACTATAGCGCCGCACCTGCTGCGCATGGCCGAAACCAGGGCAATAGCCCGGGCGCTGCGCTGGCTGACCAACTCGGGAGAAACGGCCATCGTAGAGATTAGCGGCGACGAGGACGAGAGCGGCCCGAGCGGCCCGTCCCAGACGCCGCCAGACGAACCGCTGGCCGGAAACCCCGACCAAACGAACGCACCCTTGCCGCCCAAACCGCCAGACGCCAAAACTGAATTTTTAAACCGAAGCCAGGGTTTTGTTGCCAAAATCAACGACAAGGACCAGGCCACCATTGTGTTAGCTACGTGCGGCTACGATTCCCTCGATGACGTCAGGCCCCAAGATTTCCGTCGCGTACACGACGCGCTAAAAGCCAAACACACAGAGATCGAAGAAAAACGCGCGGCCACAAAATTAACCGCGAATTGATAAAAAGCGCCGGCGGTTTAAAACGAAAGGATTGCGAGTGATTAAATGGCCGTCGGCGCTCGAAAAGGTCCAGTCTGGCGCAACCGATTGCACGGGAGCGCGGCGTTCACGGGGAGGCGCTGCGCGCGCTGGGCTGGACCACCAATTTATTACCTGGTGAACCCGAAAATTACGGACGGTGGCTAATATCCTACCCATAAAGCACCTGCAAAACCTGCAAAACCCCCTTTTGTGGTACTTTTGTCAGTTTTGTCAAGTAGGTTTTCTAGGGTTTTATGATTTGGAAATACTTTTGTCAGTTTTGTCAAGTGGTTAAAAGGTGAAAAAATGTTGATAACCGACCTAATAAAATATTTCGAGGGCGTAAAGAAAAACGGGCAGGGATTTAAAGCTTTGTGCCCAGCTCATGATGACCACAATCCCAGTTTATCAATTAGCCAAGAAGAGGAGAAAATATTGATAAACTGCCACGCTGGATGCGACACCGAAAGCATAATGCAGCAGATCGGCCTGGAATTAACCGACTTATTTAATAATTCGGAAATGCCCACCTTGGAAAAGAAACCCCAAACTAGGCCAATCGAGCCGATTGAACCAAGGTTAATAGAGGAGTTGCACCAAGGCTGCACAAAGGACGCGCAACAATATCTAGAAAAACAAAGGGCAATTACCTCTGACGTTGTGGCGCGCTATAAAATAGGAATACAAAACAAAGGCGAAAGGCGCGTCATAATACCAATTGCCAACGAAAGCGGCGCCTATACAGACGCTCGCAGATGGTTGCCCCCTGAAATACGCACAAAAAACCAGGCGAAAATTTTACACTGGGGGAAAGGGTACGGCGCCCCTCGCCTTTTTCCGATCGACCAACTTCAAGCTAATGAATTGATTTTATGCGAGGGCGAACTGGACGCCCTGGCGTTAATCTCGGCCGGCATCCCGGCAATTACGGCGACCTGTGGCGTGACGACCTGGCCTGATGCGTTATCTGAAAAATTCAATAAAAAAACGGTCATCATATTAACGGACAACGACGACGCCGGACGCCAGGGCGCCCAACTGCGTGCCAATAGTTTGACCGCAGCCGGCGCGCAGGTAAAAATTGCCACCTGGCCCGAGGATCGACCCGAAGGTTGGGACGTTACAGACGAACTAAAAACCAACCTAGAAAATATTAAAACTATAATTTCAACCTCTAAATCATTCTCAATAGAAGATAATTGGCCAGAACCCCAACCCTTAAAAAACGAAACCCCAGAGGTGGAAAATTTTGAATATGAACTATTGCCCTCTGGACTTAAAGATTGGGTAAAGGACACTGCCGAGCTTATGCAGTGCCCCCCTGATTTCTTAGCCGTGCCGGCCATGATTGGATTAGGGGCTGTAGTCGGGCGACAGATTGCAATAAGACCCAAGGAGCGCGACGATTGGACCGTCGTCCCCAACTTATTCGGCGCTATTGTAGGTAGCCCAGGCTTGATGAAAAGCGCGGCCGCCGATACTATGCTCGAACCATTAAAACAATTAGACCTTGAGTTTTACGAGGATTACAAAGAGGCCCAAACACGCCACAAAATAGAGTGCTTAATCGCCGAAGAACAAATAAAACTAACAAGGCAAAAAATCAATCAAGACTTAAAAATGGGAATAGACCCCCTACATAGCGCAATGGAGGAATTAATTGAACCCGAGGAACCCGCCCGAAAAAGAATAATGTTGCACGATACAACCATAGAAAAGTTGGGCGAGATTTTAAACCAAAATCCCCGGGGAATTTTAATCTTCCGCGATGAATTAACCGGCTGGCTGCGCTCATTAGAGCGCGACGGCCGAGAAGGAGATAGAGCGTTTTACCTAGAAGCCTGGAACGGCACCGGGCGCTTTACGTATGACCGTATTGGTCGCGGCACCACCGAAATAGAAGCGGCCTGTGTTTCAATATTTGGCTGCATTCAACCCGGCCCACTTACACACTACATGCAGCGCGCTAGTCTGGGGGGGGCAGACAACGACGGTTTAGTGCAGCGCTTCCAGCTGGTCGTTTGGCCAAACACGCCGAAAGAGTGGAAACTGCACGATCGAAAGCCAAATAAAGAAGCAAGGGAAAAAGCAAGCCAAATATACCAAAGATTAAATAATATTGACACGGAAGCCTTGGGCGCCCAATGGGATGGGGACTTGCCTTATTTAAGGTTTTCGCCAGAAGCACAAGAAATATTTAATGCATGGCGCGGCGAACTAGAGGAAAAAATTAGAAGCGGAAACGAACCCGAAATAATAGAAGCGCACCTTGCAAAATACAGAAGTTTAATTCCATCATTGGCACTTTTGGCACATTTAACAGACGGCAGTCCTGGCCCCGTTTCGAAGGAGGCAATATATAAAGCCTGCGGCTGGGCCCACTATTTGGAATCGCACGCCCGGAAAATATACGCCCCCGCTTTAAACACTGCATTATTCGCAACTCATTCTCTAGCAAAGCGCATATTAAACAAGGAGCTATCAAACGGTTTTACAAGCCGTGATATTTATAGACGACAATGGTCTGGGTTGAGTTCAAAAGAAGAAGTGCAAGAAGCAATAGAAACACTAGAAGAAAATGACTGGATTAAATCGAACATAGAAAAAAAGGGCGGTCGGCCCAAGGCATTTTATACAATTAACCCCAAACTATTAATAAAAGGGGTTAAAAATGACTAACTGGCTTAAAAGACTATTAGACGAACAGAACACCGAACTGACAAAACTGACAAAAGTCAACCCTGAGATTGAAAATACCCAGAATACCGAACTGACAAAACTGACAAAAGTCAACCCTGAGATTGAAAATACCCAGAATACCGAACTGACAAAACTGACAAAAGTCAACACCCCCCAATTTAGGCGCTGGCGTTTAACAATCCAGCAAGCGAAAGATTGGGAGGATCTGTCAACTATTCTTGATATGGCCCAATCAGCTTTTGAGGCAAAAAAGTTGACGAGGGACCAGGCCGAAGCGATCGCTATATTAGCGGCCGAAAGGGGCAAAGTGGTGCCGAGGGATGCCCGGCCCCTTTCGGCTGATGCGTTGTTTGTACCCAAGGGCGCGGAGGGGGGAGCAAGTAACCCAATTTGCCACGCTTGCGGCCAATCTTCTTGGTGGGACAATGCCGGCCGGCAAACGTGCCAAATATGCCACCCTAAACCTCAAAAGCAAATTGATTTTACATTTTGACAAAGCGCGAAAAATACCAAAAATATCTTGAGTCGCCAGACTGGAACGCACGCCGCAAATGGTGGTTGCGCCGCGCAGATTGGCGTTGTCAGTTCTGCAATGACAATTCTCAACCATTGCATTGTCATCACCGAACATATAGCCGGATATACCAGGAAGACCCGGACGATGTCATCGTATTGTGCCAAACTTGCCACGATTGGCACCATAAAAAACCAAAAGGGAAAAATACAACTTTGAGCATTGAAAGGCTGGGTGACCCCCGCTATGTGTACAATATGCTTGGAGTACTTATTGACCTATATCAAACAGGGAAAGGCCGACTAATACAAACCTTCGACGGGAAAATGACAATACAGTTTTTCAATGTCGAACACGAAATCATACTAGAGCCAACAATGCGCCACTGGTTGAAGCTTTTGAGAAAATTACAAGACGACAAAACCCAAAAAATACCGCCCCCCAATGCCAATTAAAGCCTATAAATCGGACGTCCCGCAACCGTGGCCGACCAGCACCGACCCCCTCGACCAATTCGAGGAAACCGAGCTTTTGCGGCGCTGGAAAGAGTTTGGCGAGACGGCCGCGCGCGATCGCGTAATCCAGGGAAATATCCGCTTTGTGGTCAGCGTGGCGCGCGAGTACCAGGGGCGCGGCCTGCCGCTTTCGGACCTGGTCGCCGAGGGCGTGCTGGGCATGATGACCGCAACCGACCGATTCGACCCCGACCGCGGATTTAAATTTATCAGCTATGCGGTCTGGTGGATCAGGCAAAAGATTTCAACGGCACTACACGCGGATGCTACCATCCGGGTGCCCGACAACTATATGCAAAAATTCCGCGATTTCCGCACCCTGGAACAAGAATATTTAAAACAAGGTCTGGACCCGGACTTCGAGCACATCGTCGCCGAGATGGAACTCACCGATGACCAGGTGCACGGCCTGCGGTTGCTGGTTTTGGGCAATTTTTCCTGGCAACATTTAGACGACCCCGACGGCGATAATGACCAAGATTTTTCGCCGCTCTTTTTGGCCGACGAGGGCGCCCTGGACGCGCTGGAAACCGGCATCGAAACCCAACAGCGCAGGGCGGCGATTGACGCGCTCCTGGCCGATCTGGAGCCGCGTGATCGCTATATCCTTGACCGATATTACGGCCTGGACGGTGACGCGCCGCAGACCCTCGAAGAGATCGGCCGACAGCTGAGTTTGACCCGTGAACGCATCCGGCAAATCCGCGTGCAGATTGTCAACAAATTGAAAAAAAACGACCGATTAAAGGCGCTGCATATCGAGGGGTAGATTTTCCTTAACAAGGCCAAAATACATAAATATATGTATATATTGGAACTTACAAATACAGATTTTCAACCCCAAAAAAGGGCTGTTTTTCCACATTGACAAAATTCAACAAATATAACGCGCGCAAAACCCACCTAAACGGCCATACGTTCGATTCCAAACGCGAGGCGCGCCGCTACCAGGATTTGCAGCTGCTGGAGCGCGCCGGCCGCATTCACTCGCTGCGCCTCCAGGTGCCGTATCCGCTGGAGGTGGACGGCGAGCAGATCGGGAAATACGTGGCCGATTTCGTTTATATCGAGAACGACGAGGAGGTGATTGAGGACTCAAAGGGCGTCAGGACGCCCCTGTACCGATGGAAGGCAAAACATTTTCACGCGCAATATAAACGCAAAATAAAGGAGACGTAAATGGCCGCAGTCAACAAGGTTATCCTGGTCGGCAATCTGGGCGCCGATCCCGAAATGAACAGCGCAAACAACGGCACCCAGGTGGCAAACCTGTCCCTGGCAACGTCCGAACAATGGACCGATAAGAGCGGCGAGCGCCAGGAGCGCACCGAATGGCACCGGCTGGTCTTGTGGGAAAAACTGGCCGATGTCGCGGCCCGGTTTTTGAAAAAGGGCAGCCAGATATATGTCGAGGGCAAACTCCAGACGCGCAGCTGGGAAGATCCGAACGGTCAAAAAAAATGGACCACGGAGATCCGCGTTTTCCAGCTGCAAATGCTCGGCAAACGGGAAGACGCCCAGGCGCCCACAGGCGGCGCGCCGGTGCCGGTGTCCGACGCCGTGAACAATGACGACCTGCCGTTCTAATGACCTATATAACCCACCTATGCGCGCTATTCGCCGGCGTGGCGCTGGGCTTTTTTATCTGCTGCCTGTTCGCCTCGCGCACCCGCTCGCGTGATCTGCGCGAAATCGATGACGAGGAACTGATGGCGCGATTAACCGGCGACGATAAGCCGCGTTTTAGGCCATGAGATATATATCGCCCCTCAGCAAACGAATAGGAGCGCAATATGAACGATACAAATATCTCGAAAAAATCCTTTAAAATAACTAACAGGGGATATGTATTGGCCAAATTAACCCGAAATTTTACGCAGGCTGAAGTGGCCTGCAAATGTGACGGCCACTGCAAAGGCGCCGCGAAAATCTCGCCGGATCTAATGCGCCGACTCCAGCAAATGCGCGACGCTATCGGCGGCCCCATCCGCATCACCAGCGGCGTCCGCTGCCGCAAACACCCGGAGAGCCGCAAGCGGCCCACCTCGTCGCACGTACCCAACGATCTGGGCGACGGAGAAGGCCGCTGTGGCCACGCCGTGGATATTGCGGCCGTGGGCAGCGCCAGGCGCTTCCGACTGCTACACGCTGCCATAGCGGCCGGATTCACCCGCATCGGCATAGGGAAGAGTTTCTTGCACCTGGACAACGACCAGGGCAAAGCGCAGGGCGTGGCCTGGGATTATTACCCTAAATGACCGACGCCGAACTCGACCGCTGCAAAACCCTGCTGGCGTCCATCGAGGCCGCAAAGCCAACGACAACGGTCTACGACCCGGCACGGGAAACCCTGCGCTGGATGGTTGAGGACGAGGAGCGCAAACGCAGGGGAGAAACTCCACAAAAATAGGGAGAAAATAAACATGATCGAATTTTATACGATTTCCGAAATCACGAAAATCCTGCGCGTATCCAGGGCCACCGTCGATAAAATGGTGGACAGTGGCGCCCTGCCGTGTTTTATTTTTGGAGGGGTAAAACGAATCCCCAAGGATGGCTTTGAGGCGTTTATTAAAAATAGGCTCGACGACCAGCAGGGCGAGGCTAAAAACAGGAGGGTGGTCCCTATTGCGCGGCTCAATCGTTAGGCGTAAATCAACGGCCGGCGGCTATCTCTATTACGTCGTGGTGCCGGTCGAAGGGCGGCAAAAATGGCTCAAAGTCCCGGGCGCCCAGACCAAAAAAAGCGCGGAGGCGTTCCGCGCCCAGCTGGTCGCTGATATTAACCGGGGCGATTTTTTCGAGCTGCCGCAGATTACCCTGGCCGATTTTGCCGAGCACTGGCTGGACACCCTGCGCCCCGAACTGGCGGCCAATAGCGTCCTGCGTCACGAGACAGAGCTAAAAAATCATATTTTGCCCGTCTACGGCCGGCGGCAACTGGCAAAAATTAGCCGGGAAAATATCGAGCGCTGGAAATCGGAGCTTTTGAAGGAATATAAAGCCAGCCATGTGGCTAATTTGCTGGTGACGCTGAAACAAATTTTTAAAATGGCGGTCGAATGGAACTATTTGATCAAAAACCCGGCGGCCAGTGTCAAGCTGCCGAAAAAGCCAAAAATTGAAAAATCATATTTAAACCATGACCAGATTCGGCAACTGCTGGACGCGACCGACAGCCTGCAATGGCGCGCCTTTTTCCTGACGGCCGTCACGACCGGCCTGCGCGTCGGGGAACTGGTCGCCATGAAATGGAAATATATAGATTGGGAGCAGGGGACGTACACGGTGGTCGAAACC